ATCTTTCGGGTAAGCCACACATAACATCACATAGTTCGCTTCTACCTGTTCCTCACTAAGGAAAGATTGATCACTTTGATCAATATAACCCCACACCAATCTCGCTGCACAAGTAGAACACGTACCCTCGCGACACGAATACGGAAGATTGAGTCCTTCTTGTTCCGCAGCGTCTAGAATATACGTATCACCGTCGCATTCAAACGTTTCATCACCACCGGGTGTAATCAACGTAACTTTATAGTTCGCACGAACAGCGATACGAGACTTTTTCTTGATTAGAAGAGTTCGTGGTACAATGGGAGACTTAATATGACAAGTGGCAAGGGTGGACATGGTATTTGACCATGGAGTTTCGTTTTTAAATAGCATTATCCGTGCAATTTAAAAATGATTGTTTTATATATTTTTTACTATCAAACGAATATTTGATACTTAGTTGCTGAAAGCCAAACCGCCCATTCCGCTTTGAATGCGGAGGACGTTGTAGTTGACAGCGAACATGTGGAGGTTAGTGGCATTGGCATCACCAGTGGTGGATGTCTTGATGGCAACTTGCGCGTTATCGATGCGCGAGAAGTTGCATGTACCGGTAGGTTGGTGCTCTTCGGGCTTGAGCGCGAAAGAGTACGAGTAGATACCGGGGTAGGGGGAGCCGGAGTGGTGCTGGAAGGGTTGCACTTGGTTGAAGTACTTACCCGACTGCTCCTTCATACGGTCCTGGCCGTTAAGCACAAGCTTCATCGTTTCGATGGTACCAACATTCTCTTCCGTGAATTTGTTCGCGGCGAGTGTACCATCGGTACCCACCTTAAGGAGGGGGGCACCCGACATGGAAGTCGAGACGAACGCGTTAGCAGCCGCGATCGCGGTGGGGTCGGACTCGAGGATGACGTCACCGACGGCAGCCTGGTTGGTGAAGTTCCACAGACTGGTACGGGCAACACCGGAGTCGATGCACCAGACCAGCTCCTTGACGGGGTGGTTGTACGAGAGGCGGACCTGCTTGGTGCCACCGTTGATGGTAACAGTGTCCACACCGGTGTGCTGAACCTGCTCGATCAGGTATTCGTGACCCTTCTGGGCGAATCGCCTTCGTTCTTCCGTGTCCAGGTAGATGTAGTTAGCCCACACCTTGAAGGTGGACCCATCGGTGTAGATGGCGAAGTCGGAAGACAGGTCGAAATCCAAACGGACTTCATGGTACTGCAGCGCAATCAGGGGAAGCGCCAAACCGGGGTTGCGGTTGAAGAAGAAGATCAACGGGAGGAACACTTGGGAACCGACCGCGGTGGTCATCTTACCCCAAGAAGCCTTCTTGGACTCGTCCAAGTAAAGCTCCGAGTACAGGCGCCACCACTTTTGGTAGTGCTTGTCGATGCGCTGACCACCGATGGACAGCTCGACATCCTTGATGGCACGTTCAGCCGCCCAGCAGGAATCGGCAGTGGCGTCACTGGTGATAGTCGCGAGACCGGCCTTAGCCTTGAGTTCGACGTACATGTCACCGACAAGGTCACCGTTACGGGCGACAGTCACGGACACGCGACCGGAGGCAGAGGCGGTACCGTTGACGGTCTGCTCGATGTTCTCCATGGCGAAGTTAGTGTGGCGGCGGTAGACCGCCTGGAAAAAAGTTACCTTAGGGTTTCCGGTAAGGTAGACGTCTTGGGCGCCGTAAGCGACGAGTTGCATGAGACCACCGGCCATTTTGAGTTGTTGTACTATATACCAACATTTTATTTCAGCCGCGAAAAACTCGGCACCATTTTTCCTCGCCTTACATAAATGTCCGATCAACCCCCTTCCGAAATTGAAGCTGAGCCTAGTGCCGAATACCAATCTGAATCTGGTTCAGAATATGAAAATGAATCTCAGCCTGATGATATCGATCAGGTAGATCTTACACAATATGAAGATGAAGATGAAGATGATATGATGAGTCCGATGGAAGCCATGCTCGGATCCGTTCTCACCACACAAGACGGGGATACAGTTTGCACGGCCATCGTAAATTTGGGTCGTCAAATGGAAATTCAGAATAAGATTCTTGTAAAACTTTTATCATCTCTTCAGAAGAATAACACCGCTTAAAAAAAGAAACCTATAATTAGAAAATGACTGAGGCTATTACACATTTTATCGACGAGACGTCTAATCGTGACGATGCGGCGAGTGCCATGTGGACTAATCAGATCCAGACTTTTTCTCATGACGATGTCATGAAATTTCTCGTCCAACTGGAAGATATGTGGAAAATTAACGACCGTGACGACATATACTTATCCTATCGTATCGGCTATGAAAACTTTTTTACAAAAGATGAACTGACAGAAGACGGTTTACCAGTATCCATTGATATTACACGTGTTGAATCTAAAGTCAAACGAATGAATGAACGTTTGTGTGAGCTCTATCACAGATCAGACACTCTTAATATGATGGATATTGAAGATGACAACGATATGAAGATATCCGTTCGCATCAACCGCCTCCTGGATCAAGTAGACGATGCATGGCAAATTGTATTTCGACACGCTCGCATAAGTGAACGTATGAACAACCCCACATACGTCCCAATCAACCCCGAAACTGACCCCTCGATTTTCAGAATGTCTACTATCAATAATATAGAAGAACTCAACCCATTTCAACAGGCTGTATTACAAACACTAAAGGATCTATACCAAAGACAGATCAAGAGGTACAAGGGGCAATGCTGTGTACAAATTAAAACAACTGAAGGGGCACTCACGCGCGCGTGGAAACCGATCGAGACGATCGACGAATACGTATACGGCGTGGCAAAAAAGGAAATACAATTTGAATTATGGAAAAACTTAACCGCACGCGCACCCGGTCACAACGATCTCATTAAATACTTAAAAAATATAAAAGACATGCAATTCCCGGAAATACAGAAGAACCGTCATGTGTGGTCTTTTAAAAACGGTATATTCATCGGGAAGAACTTTGATAGTGAAAAATCTGATATTCTAACCCCGCATTGGCGTGCGTGTTTTTACACATACGAATCGAACGAATTTAAGAATTTAGATCAGACTATCGTGAGTTCTAAGTATTTCGATCAGGAGTTTCCAGATTATACGGACACTGACTGGCGTGACATCCCGACACCGTTTTTCGACTCGGTATTAAACTATCAGAAATTTAACAAAGATGTGTGCGAATGGATTTTTGCTATGGGTGGTCGTTTGTGCTTTGATGTGAATGAAATTGATAAATGGCAGTGTATCCCTTTCCTCAAGGGGGTTGCGCGTTCAGGTAAATCAACTCTTATTACGAAAGTGTTCCGAAAGTTCTATTGCACCGAAGACGTGAAAACACTTTCGAATAATGTTGAGCGAAAGTTTGGTTTATCTGCAATCATGGATGGGTTTATGTTCATCGCACCCGAAATCAAGGGAGACCTCGCACTGGAACAGGCTGAGTTTCAGTCGATCGTGAGCGGTGAAGACGTTTCGATCGCAGTGAAACACGAGAAAGCTAAATCGTTTGAGTGGACCGTTCCCGGTATTCTCGGTGGTAATGAAGTACCCAACTGGCGTGACAACTCTGGTAGTATTCTACGACGTGTACTGACTGCCGACTTTACGAAACAGGTTCGTGAAGCGGATCCTACTCTCGACGCTAAACTGGAATGTGAACTTCCACGCATTTTACAAAAATGCGTTCGCGCGTATCTAGAGTTTGCACAGAAGTGGCCGGAAAAGGATATCTGGAACATCGTTCCCAAATACTTTATCGATGTTCAGCGCCAGCTCGCCACCTCTTGTAGCCCATTGGAATCGTTCCTGTCAGAACCGTGTATCGAATTCAACCGCGATAAAAAATGCCCACTCAAGTTTTTCAAGAAAAAGTACTCAGAGTTCCACGGTGTTATGAACAAATCACTCAATCAAGATATTTGGGCGGGACCGTTTGGATCTAGAGACATCAAGGTTATGCGAATTGCAGAACCTACAAAATATCAGAGCTGTGACGATACATTCCCAGTCATGGAACAGAATGGCACCGAGTTTATATTAGGTCTCGACATTGTCGACATGTCAGCGAAACCGGTAATGTCATTCGGAACTGATTAAAATGTGATACTATAATATATGGGTGCGTTCACGGAATTCGAAAATTTAAATTCGAATTCGAATTCGAATTTAAATTCACCCATGAGAGCTCAGAACATGATTAAACGTGCACCATATCTCACTAATAATGAACGTAATCGTTTTAGGTCCAATGCGGTGAGACTTTCAGCCAATAATATAGCGAAGAAATTGGATGTGAAAGTGCGTAATAAAATAACTTCATCTAACCTCTCACAGATGAAGATTTCACCTTTACAACTTTCTATTTTTAACGGAATGGTAAATCAGGAAGTGAAAAATGGTACCTATATGGTTGACGTGAATCCGATCCTGTACAAAAAACCCCATAAACGAAAGCCTATTATAAACACGCTACAGTTTCGTTCTACAATGGAGATAGAAGTAAACAGTATACTGTTGCGGTATGGGCGAATGACTATAGGTGCTAAACACACGTTCACAGTCAAACCCAGTGCTAATAATAAAAATAAACACGCTCATTTCTTGGCGGAAATTAATGGACGTATATTTGAAGATGGGTTGGAGAGTAAGTTTATGGTTAAGATTTATAAAAATGGAAAGATGCAAATTTCTGGTGGTATTTTAAACAATGATACCAGACACCCAGAAATGATCCGGAAATATATCGTAGACACGTACACACCCGAGTCGAAGTTTCTTTATAACCCGATAAAGTACGTTGTGTTGGTTGGTACGTTCGAAGTAAACGGTACGATCGATTTGGCTAATGTAGCCATGGCGTTTAGGAAAAGTGGGAATGTAGATTACAACCCAGAGTTGCGCCCGTCTTTGAAATTGATATATAAAAACCAAGGATTTCAATTATTCCGGTCGGGAAAAATACAAATCATGGGATCTAAAACAACAACCTCGTTAAAATACGCGTACACCCCTATAGGTCAGGAATTTATAAAACAATTGGCTGTCATGGGATTAATTCGTAATTACCGCATGGAGACACGCGAAGTAATAAAGAAAACGCGTATAGTGAAACCCACATCACGGGGTAATAATAAGAATAACACGGTCGCGTATTATTCGAAAAATGGTAAAAATGGTGAAAACGGTGTGCGAATAGGTCCCCGAAAGTGTGCGAGTATAGCACGCCCCAAACTTGTTTCGGTTGCCGAAAAGCTTGGCATTGTTGACATCACGGGTAAAACGACTAAACCGCAGATATGCTCTAAAATTAAAAATAAAGTGTATGGCGATTTTAAAGTAAACAATAAACCGTGTAAAGCGTACACAAAAGATGAACTCACACCGATAGCCGTAGCTAGGGGTGTATCGGTATCAGACACTGACACGGTGGATAATATTTGCGAAAAGTTGAAAATTCCCAAGCCATTACCACCCAATGTTAAAAAACTCGCAAAAGTCACGAAAGCTGCTAACAATAAAGTTAAAACTCAAGTGAAGGTATTAGAAACGCGAGGTCTTACCAACACGGGAATTAAAAGGGATATTAAAAAATTATACGGTAAGAAGTGGCTGAATACTTACAAGAACGTGATGCCGTCTCTCAATTCAGATGTGTCTGAACTGAAGAAGCGTATAAATGCGGCGAGTACAAAGAAAAACAAGGGTGGTGTACCATTTAAAATGGGTGTCAATAAAATCAAACGTGAAACAGTTTCGGAGTGGAAAATGCAGAGAAGAAAGAATTTGAATAACAAGCTTGATGCAATGAACAATAATTTAGCAAAGAATCTCGAAAATATAATGAATAAAAACATTGTACCTTCACCACCAAATAAAAAAACAAAATTTTTAAAAGGCACCAAAGTAGAAGAGTTATAAAGAAAGGTGTATATGTATAACAAATGGACGACATACGTCTCACGTTTATCTACTCTATGAAGAATAGAGGTGTAGTTAGGGTAGACGGAGTGTCTAATAACATTACATCGTCTTTACTAGACAGTGTGTATCAGATCATATGTTCGTACATACGCGAGGAGCGTTGTACAGACACGGATTGGGGAATGGGTCGACTAGAACGTGAATATCTATGCACAGATGAATTTGTGAATTCTGTAGATGCGCGTAAATGGATCGATGAAAATCGTGAAACGGATGATATTGGTTTAATTGCTCATATATTTGATAATGTTTATAATATGACACCGGGTAAACATAGACGCTCGCTACTATACATTCTCAACATCTTATATTTCGGTTTATAAGTTTATGTGGCTCGGATATCTGTTTTAAATGTGATGCGTGGTACGAAAAATTGTATGCGGTGAATTCTTCCTTGATCTGATCAGATACACCGTACGCCTCATTCCGCATAGAGACACCTGCACACACTGATGTTTGTTCCAATTTAAGAAAACGATCTTCCATCATTATAAACATCTTAAGAGAATCGGAAGAAACACCATCCTTCTTCATATCTTCGTACATGCTTTTAGAAGCACCGTCGGAAATATGAAAGTATTTCGTTTTGTACCCTAAAACACTTATCTCCACCCCCTGATTTTGACTCGCATTTTGCAATAAAACGAATATGATAAATAAAAATAGTAGTGCTATCATCTATTGTTGTTCAACATAATAAAAACGTCATTAATTTTGTGCACGATTTTGAATAGGTCATCCTTCGTATTAATAGATGACGGATCTATAATCTCAAATTCAGCTTGATACGTTACCGACTCCTCTGCATCCATGTCGTGGCTATCACCTGTCATGATTGTAATATCAATGGATAGGTTTTTGCGCACGAATGACAAACGCTGTTTTGTCTTTTTCTTATCCATCTCCCTGTCTATGTCCTCGGGCATGGGAATTTCCCTTGACACACTGAAACGAAGATCAAATGGAGTGTTCAACATGTGTTTGAAGTCGTGGTTAATAACGCGTTCCTTTTTAATCACCGATTCTTCTCCGGTAGCCTGGTCGGTGGAAATGCGCACACCATCCGAATCGCGATAAAATACTTCCTGTTCCACCCCTATCATCTTTTCCCATCCGGGGTATTTCGTTAAACCTGCCATCACGCGATCAAATATGGGCTTACTTATATTGGTGTCGAACATGGTACCATTAAACTTTCCTAAACGGAACTCAATCTCAGTGTGTTCTTCATTTTTATATTTTTGAACGAGTGGATAGAGAGTGTCGGTTATATGACGTAGATCCATTATTGTTTCAATCTTATAAAGATTGAATTCTTTAATTGACTTAGGTTGTTTTCGTATTTAAAGTTACTGCGCATATTTAATACATGCGCGGTTTTGTAAATGATGACACGATGTGTTATTTCAATAGCGCTATACAATGTCTTTTTAATATACCGATACTAACAAATCACTTCTTACGCGATCCATACAAGGATGGGAAATGTATGTTTACGGTTATTTATCAAGTACTTTTGAAGCAATATTGGACAGCCGACAAAACACCACTAAACCTTGATGGTTTACATTTCGCATTCCGGAAAGAGTTTCCCCGGTTCGGGTCCGACGAGCAACATGATGTACAGGAAACGGTATTATGTATAATTGACATATTAGAACGCAGTCAACCTATCATAAAGGATTGGTTTTACGGTAAAAAGGTACAGGAAACGATATGGCCCGGTGGTAAAACAGTAAATGAAGAGGATTTTAGTATCCATTTAATGACTTACAAGGGTGATTCTGACATGTCTAAGATGATTAAAGATAGTACTGATTGGAATGTATTGGAAAATTTTCAAGATACAGATGGAATAACATATAACGCCGCTACGACACGCATGCTTTTTTCTAAGCTCCCACCTATTTTAATGATATCATTTGATACTAAAAGTTGTATACAAATGATACAAGATATGTCACTAGATGGACACCAATATAAATTGATTGCATGTGTTTTACACGTTGGCAATCAGCGCGGTGGTCACTATGTAAGTTACATACGCCGAAAATCAAACTGGTACTTTATTAATGATGAACATGTAAAGGAAACCCCCCCACCCCCGGAAGGTAGTTACTATCTCATGGTATACAGTTCATAAAATCCTTCATTGAAATGTCTTCTTTTATGTTAACCAGTGTTCGATAAAATGTACGACGACCATTGGGAAACGTTTTATCATATCTCCGCAATATAGGTTTCCACCACATAGGTGTATCCTTGTGCATGTATTGACACTCGATAATCGCATCTTCTTCCATCCATTCCCGGGCGTGTAGAGGTACCTGTTCTTCGAGAATCTCAGACTCGAACATCAATTTCCCGCGTTCCTGTACATACATCTTCCATATATCCCCCCGCTTCTTTAGTTGGAAATCAATCGTGTTTTTATCACGCGGTTTCCATTTAAACATGGTTTCATGCGTGCCAGTCTTAATAGGTTCGTTTATAGGTGTAAATATAAGCCCGTCAACATCTTGCGTCACGGTAGGTAAGTACGTTTCCATAAACTTTTTATAATCATCCATGAGGTGAAATGTTTTGATTTTAAGTTTAATTGGATCGTATTTAAGACTCGTGAGCATTTTTTTTACATTCTCAACCGACTTTAACCTTGTCAAAAAATCTACATTACCAACAACCTTCCCGCATTCAATTAAAATATCATATATCATGAATGTATCTCCGTACATTTCACCTTCCAATATGGTACCGTCATACACGGGTTTTCTAAAGTTGAGTGGACATGAAAACATTTCGAGAGCACGGTTTAAGAAAACGCATTGCTTTTTATTCTCATAAATAAATGCGAGCATCATGAAACGTACACCGTCAGTCTTCTCGCATACAACATATGGATTTGAGGTGAGGGTATCGAAGTGTCGATATTCGATGGAAATAGGCTGACTTCCCGGGAATATATTTTTCCCCGTCGTACCCCATGAATGCTCCATGAAGGACATCGCGTATTTGTAAAGAGGGTCGTCCCTATTTACAGATAGACGTTGCATTATATACAATTTTTTACTGTTATCTTTAACTTGATTTAATACCGGCCGAATTTAATATGTTACCAACACACTCGTGTGTATATGTAATAACGATGTTAGCTGCGGTATACGCCGCGATTTTCACTCCGTTTTCTTTGAATTTTTCAAACATTGTCTTTGACTTAGGGTGTATTTTCACGTCTCCTGTACGTCTACATTTCATGTGTTTGAGGGTTGGTTTACACATCATGAGCCACGTCTTTGCATACGTAGATTTCACATTATAATAACTATCACTGATACAAGATGAAACATCTGTATCGAAATGCAAACCCATTTGATTCGTAGGCTCTTTTGAACCACTCTTAACCTTTTCCTTGAACATTCCCCAATCTATACCATCTACAACCGCGGGAAAAACGATTACATGCATGGTTTCATTTGGTTCAAAAACCACTGCTAAGCTTTTATCATCCACGTGTATACCAAAATCAATGAATAATATACGATCATGCGTTTTCATACTCTTTTCGATACATTCCGATTTTTCGTATGGGTCATCATTCACGAATGCAATTTCGTGTTGAACGCCCTCCGTTTGCATACTTTTTATGTTACATCTCAGTATCGTATGCAACGTCTTAACATGGCATGCACCACTTCTTGTCACAACGATCGTCCGAAGTTTCATTTCTTATGATACCACGCTAAGCCTTAAGCCTATCATCTAAGCAACCGGAGAAGGGTAAGTTCCCAACGTGACCGAGTGTTGTAGTAACGTCGGCGTAAATCTTTCCATCCATTTGCTGCCACCTTCTACAAAACGCGTAATCTTCCGATAGGTATCTTTTTGAGACCGGGTCAATCATACAATCAAAAATAGCACAATATTCATCGAAATCTCGACCCTGATGATCATTCTTACACGTTAGTGTATCTTTATAATGTTCATGCATTTTTTCAAGCGCTGATCGAGAAATCATCATAAACCCAGTGGGTCCATCGAGTACTTCAACGAAACCGTCTACTACTGAACGTTTATGAGCTCCAATGTTCGCGACTAGACTAGACGACAATAGTGACATATCTCTTTCATCACCACCTTCTACAGCCTTACGGGCTTGATCCCACATCACAACCTTTTTAGGGTAAACAGCGACAGAAATGTCATGTCCAGACTTTAAAAGACGTACAACTGCCTTCGGGTCGAATTCGACGTCTGCATCAATAAACATAAAAAAATCCGCATCCGTCTTTTGCATGAATCGACCTATTGACACGTTTCGAGCGCGGTGTACTAAACTCTCGTTCTCCGTAGTATCCAACATGAGTTGAACACCTTCACGTATGAGAAGTAACTGAAGCTGGACAATACTCTTCAGGTACTTTTCTAAACATAATCCACCGTAGCATGGTGTACTTAAAAAAAGTTTCGTCATATCTATTCTATATTACAATTTATCCTCTAAGTGTCGTTTCGTTATGACAACTATTTTATTCAGTGTGGGGATAGAGACCCCACACTTCTCACAAAGTTCAGACTTTGACATCTTATCACCGAGAACCGTGAATATAATAGCAGTCGCAACGCTATTGGGTGATTTACTCATCAAATCTACACACTCTTCTAGTTTATTACACATCTGGTTACATTGTAAACGCTCTTCTCGCGATACTTCAAACGCGTTCAATAGACGCGACATAACATTAAATGGTTTTGTCACGTAGTTTTTTTCCGTCTTATCATCTTGTATAATTTCAGTAAACATACTCGTCGTACGACTGAGATCTTTACACTGAATACCAAACATCGTAGCAATTTCCTTTGTCGTTCGAGGAATGTTTGCCAGTCTACATGCATATAAAACGCAATTCGCTTTTATCCCTGACCGAACAGCCCCTCGCGTCAATTTATTTTCGTTGAATTTTTTGTACAACGTTTTCGCATCTTTCAGAACACCTTCCGGAAGACTCAAACACGCCTCGTCTATATCCTTATACGCATGGAACAATGACCGATCTCTATGATTCATAGAACTATGGAAATTGATCTTAGCCATTCGTTTCGTCTCATAACTCGATGTATGTTTTGTAGCGATGACTGTACCCTTTCCCCATGCATTCGAAAATAAATCCTGATTGGTCGTTGGTACCATACATCGCGATGGATCTGATACACGTCCGTCATCAGATACACCACTCGTCCATTCCGCTGTATCATCGATATAAATCGAATCAACCTTTCCACACCCGGTACATACCATTCCTTCTCGTGTGAGTGTTTTATAATTTATACAATCCTTGCAAAATCTATTATCCACTGGCTTTAGTGTTGGTGTGTTATCTTTGTTTATTTGGTCGAGATGGGACCATATAGCAGCCAGTGTATTTGAATCCATATAAAATATATCTGCTTTTTTTATTTTACAATTGACGCACTTAAGTTAGAAATTGATGTTATCCATCTGTAGTCGCGCCCGCTCTTCAATTCTATCCACGGCCTCTTTAAACCGCGAAGAACCTGGACTAGATGGGGTCCATTCATTCCACGCCCTGTCGACAGCCGCAGCATCCGGGGGTAAGTCGAGACGCCCTTCAAACTCACCGTCGGATACGACGAAGCTACCAACGTCACTTCCGGTCTCGTCACTTTCGACACATAGTTCACTTTCTATATCAGAATCCTGTTCAGTCTCTATTACATACATTCGATCATTTTCACTGACACACGTGAAAATGTTTTCCTTCCCTGGAAAATGTTCACTCACACTCTCCTCCCTGAGTATGTTAGTATCTTCATCTAATGTATACACTTCAGCACCCTTATACGTACACGTCGTCTCTGAATAGTACTTAACAATCAAGTAGTCATCACAATGCTCTTCTACGAGGGCGTACGCGTCATCATCTAGATCATCAAAATTTACAAGAACTCGTATGAGATCTCCAGGCTGTATTTCCGAAAATTCAAACATTATTGTATAAAGATTTAGCACAAAAATATTATACGATTATAACACACACCATGGGATTTGAAATCTTTTCAAAAGACGACTGTAAATACTGCACGTACGCGGAAAACATGTGTAAGGACATGAATCTCGAGTATACGAAAATTATCGTCGATAAAGACGAGTTAAGGAGCCGGTGTGGACCAGGTGCAGTCGTATACCCACAGGTCAAGCTGAATGATAAATGTATCGGGGATTATTTCGCCTTCCAGGAATATATAGATGAAGCTGAACCTATGCTTCTACCCACGATGAGTCGGTTTACAGTATTTCCTATAGAACATGCCAATTTATGGGCGTTATACAAAAAGGCACAGATGTCTAATTGGACCGCCGAAGAGGTTGACGTGAGTGCTGATATGGACGATTGGAATAAGTTGAGTGAGAATGAACGCCACTTTGTTAAATACATCCTCGCATTTTTCGCGGGGTCGGATGGTATTGTTTTCGAAAATATCAATAACAATTTCGCCGACGAAGTTCAATATACCGAAGCGAGATCATTCTATGCGTATCAAGTTCACAATGAAATGGTTCACGGAGAAACATACAGTAAATTGATCGATAAGTATATCCGAGATGGTTCAGAAAAGACACGCCTTTTTGATGCTATCACGACAATTGACCCTATTAAAAGAAAAGCCGATTGGGCCCTCAAATGGTTTGATACAACTAGACCATTTGCAGAGCGTTTATTGGCATTTGCGTGTGTGGAAGGTATTTTTTTCTCCGGTAGTTTTTGTGCTATTTTCTGGTTGAAAAAGCGTGGTCTCATGCCGGGTCTATGCTTCAGTAATGAACTTATCAGTCGCGACGAAGGACTTCACCTTGAATTTGCACTCGAATTATTCAAAATGTTGAAAAATAAACCATCTGAAGAAGTTATTCAACAAATTGTACGCGAAGCTGTCGAAATTGAAAAAAGTTTCATTATCGAAGCATTGCCGTGTAGTCTTATCGGTATGAACTCTGAAAAAATGTCTGACTACATTGAATATGTGTCTGACCGTCTATTAAAACAAGCCGGGTTCAATAAAATCTGGAACACGCAAAATCCCTTTGATTTTATGGAAAATATTTCCCTTGATGGTAAAACTAATTTTTTTGAAAAGCGTGTCGGTGATTACGGTAAAATTGACGAAAGTACCAGCGTCACGTTCGATGATGAATTTTAACGTACGATAGGTTTGCTCCCGTCTGCACACGATACACTGAGTTTACCCATACCAATGTTCAATGGCTGAGGTCTATCACCGTCGGAAGCGAGGTCCATGGGAGCATACATCGCACCACTGTCAAACATTCCAACTGGTTCCTCTTTCATACCCGGTAACGGCGAAGGAGCATCAGCCATGCGCGGGGGTGCCATCGGTTCCATCGAAACAGATGTATCAATATCACTCAGTTTCAAGTCAATAGATGCATCCTCTGCTTGAAATTCGAGTTCACTGACATCAACCTCTTCTTCGAACTCTTCTTCGACCTCTTCTTCGACCTCTTCTTCTACCTCTTCCGGTGCGGTGGAACCGACCGTTTCGGCTGTATACCCCTCCGATTTGATGTTCATCATACCCCACGTGACAAGCATGAAAACTATACTATGGAACACTAACCCACTGGAAGTGGGGCATCCATTCGGACCCGCGACCCATTTACCCGCGAGTTTTCTCATTAGTCTAAATGTATCAGGGCTGGCAATTATAAAAAATACAAGTGCCGCTGTGAAAGAAATTAATAATTTTTGTTCTTGCTTTTTACCATTGCAACCGCAACCACAATCTTTGAAAAGCCCCATTATTAATGTACTGTGAGAAAAAAATATACTTAAAGTTTCGTCTTGTATATAAGATATAAGCAACCAACATGTCTTCCACTATCATCCAGCGTTATGAACAATTCGAACCCACCTCCACCGTTCTTTCTGCCATGAAGAAGAATAAAAACGGTGGTAAAACCGTATACATTAACGCGCCAGACAACAAGAAGCTATACCTCCAGCTTCCTTTCATGAGATCACCTTTCGGCCTCAGTGCATTTACTGACGAGGCTACCAACAAAACATCTTATTCACTCGACCTTTCATTCGATCCCGATAATGAAGGTGCAACCGCCCTGATGGAAAAGCTTCAAGCACTCGACCAAATGATCCTTGAAACGGTCGCCAAGAACTCCAAGGAATGGCTCGGCAAACCATACAACATCGAGGTCATCCGTGAAGCGTTGTACAAGCCGCTCGTTCGCCCCGGTAAGGAATCATACCCATCGACACTCAAGCTCAAGATCATGACGAAGCCTACCGGCGAGTTCCTCGCGGAGGCGTATGATGCGAACCAGAAAAGCATTCCGATTGACACCATCGAGAAGGGACAAAAATGCATGTGTATCGTCGACTTCAACCAAATTTGGTTTATTGATAACAAGTTCGGGGTGAGTGTGCGTCTTTCACAAGCTCTTTGCGAGAAATCTCAAAAACTGCCTTCATTCGCATTCCAGGGTGTGGGAACCCCTGCAGCTGATGATACCACCGTAGATGATGAAGAGGACGAGGAAGAAGAGGAATGTGAAGTTGACGAATAATTAATATAATAAAAAATCAGAAAACGTATTTATATCACCGTTTAAAATGAGGGTGTGATAGTCAAGTTCAACTTCAGTTAATATGAGTGGATTTATTTGCGCCCTTTTATAAATTCTTGATAAAGGTAAATTCATGTCATCAAAATGACTTAAGAGACGAGTTATAGCGTGTGGGTGTAGCTTTTCAATACTAAATTTAAATTTTGAAATCGAAAATGTAGTTTTATTTATTAAAATCTGATCTCTAATGAAGACTTCAACTTCGCATGTAGGATCATTCACAATCCTCTTTAGATTTCTACTCGATATCAGTAAATCATTGATAGCTGGTAGAAGTATGTTTAAAAATAGTCGTTTCTCGTCTGTGAGTGACATCTCTATAGTATAGCAATACTTTTAGCATTGACACGTCACAAATTGAGCCAACACGTCCCGCATGTTCTCACGACCATATATCGTTTTCGCAAAAAATAACGCCATTTCCGCCTCCTTGTATGACATGTATGAATGCCCATGCTTCTCATATAACTCCGTAACGTTATCAAGGTTGTCATCACACCAATCCTCCACCTCCCTCTCTGTCATGTTCACATGAAAACCCTTTTCGATGAAATCGGCAACCTCGTCGCTGAGAGGCATGTCGGTAATCACGGTGCAGTCGTCGTCTGGATGGGTCATTTCCATTTTTGTTTAATTTTCATTATTTCATTTTGACTTAGGTCAGTTTTTTATAGTTCTCGTTCTCGCTGCATTCCTGGAAATATTAGATGCTAAAGCTCTCGCCGCTCGGACTCTTTCCGGACCCATTTTCATCTTCTCAATTCGTCGACGCTGTATAACCCTATCGGTCGAATCCGCCATGCGTACTGGACGCACGACACCCATACCCGGGTTTTGTTTCTGAAGTATATTTTTATACGACGGTATGGGTTTTTTCGTAATATCTGAATTGAAAGCTAATGGGTTCGTTCTCATAACACCTTTCTTCGCAATAGCATTTTCGAACTGAAAGTTTCTCTTATTGTTCTTATTGAATAAAGGATTGGTTTTCACCATTTTGATGTTAACACCTTTTTTTAAAGCAGCCCGTTGTCGTTCTCGGGGGTCCAGTGTTCCCTTGGGACGTGTATTAAGTGCTCTTCTTTTTGCGGCGTTGGCTTTGATCTTAGATATCTTTGAGTTAACCCATGTAGACACTTCCATGTTAGATTTAACCTGTTTCACCTTCACATCACCTGTGACCGTATCTTTAGCAGCTGCCGCTGTGAGACGTCTAGCGAGATTTTTCTTTCTCGTTGCGAACTGATTTGCAGCTTTAGTCGTTTGATTGGCTGTTAGTTTTTTTGTCGCATTTTCAGCGTTTCGCGTTTTCGCGTTGCGTACAAGTTTTGTGATACCCAGTTCAATCTGCATCATTTTACCATTTTCATACTGTTTTATCAAGTCTTCTCCCTGACTCACCACCGTCGCTTTTCGCGTGGGATCGGCACCCCGGTACGTAGCCAAAATTTTACGCATCTTTACAACCTTCGCCTTCTTGGTCACCATGGCATTCGCATCAGCTTTCGCCTTCACCGCAGCCATCCTAACTTGAACCGCTTCACGCTGCCGTTTAAGTAACTCTGCATTCGCACCAGCTTTTTCCGCCTTGGCTTTTGATTTTGCGTCTATCATCGCTTGGGTGGCTCTTAATTTGGCTGCGATCCGCTCCCGTAGCCGCTTCGCTTCAGCTGTCTTTTTCTCTGCGGCATTCCGCTCCGCTTGTGTATTCGCAGCTGCCTTATCACCGGCAGCTTTTTCATTGCTCCGTTTTTGTACGGTGTTGCGAGCCTTTTGAGCCCTGACTGCTAGGATCGACTTCATTCTTGCCTTGGCATTCTCTACACGCTTTCGCTCCGCTGCAGCTTTCTCAAGTGCATTTGTAACCTGTTTCGCTGCCAATTCCCGCGCCTTCCTCGCCTTTTCAGCCTGCTTCTCCGCAGCGTTTTTCTCGGCTTGTGTATTCGCGGCAGCCTTAGCCTTAGCAGCTTCTTCAGCCATGGCCATAGCTTTTTTCTTTTCGGTATTTGCCAGTGCGAGAGCAGCTTCCTTTTCCACCCGGATCGCATTCAACTCAGCTTGGGCTTCGGCCCTTGCCGTTGCAGCTGCAACCATACGAGCACTCGCGAGTTCGACATTCTTGTTATTCCCGGCTTTTTTGAGTGCGGCGTTTTTCGAATTCATTTCAGATCTCGCCGCTTTATATTTAGCCTCGGTCAATGCAGACTTTTTTAGTACGGCATTCTTATTCTGTTCCGCCCGCAAGAGTGTGGCATTCCGTTCAGTCTTTGCGTTCGTGAGCGCTTGCTTCTTGTTAGCATTTGCTGCATTAATCTTGGCTTGTGCATTTTTTAGCTTTTGTTCAGCGGCGGCTTTCTCTGTAGCCGTTTCTGCCATGGTAGCTTCGCGCGCCGCCTTTTCCGCAGCCGCAACCGCACTTATCTTTTCAGTCGCAGCTTTCGCAAGAGCAGCTTCTTTCTGGAACCGGATCGCATTCAACTCCTTTTTTGCGGCGTTTGCGTTGCGAGCTGCACCCATGAGCGCGGCATTCTTATTCTGTTCCGCCTGTATGAGAGCCGCATTCCGCTCGGTCTTAGCGTTCGCGAGTGCCTGCGCCTTGTTCGTATTCGCAGCGGCTATCTTAGCTTTTGCATTCACCAGAGACCTTTCAGCGATTTTAGCATTTTCCACAGCCCTAATCTTATTAGCTTTCGCCGCCCCGAGAGCAGCTTCCTTTTCCGCGCGAATCGCATTCAACTCACCTTGGACTTCAGCCCTCGCAGTCGCAGCTGCAACCATACGAGCGCTCGCCAGTTCAACATTCTTGTTATTCCCCGCTTTTTTGAGTGCGGCGTTTTTCGAATTCATTTCAGACCTAGCCGCTTTATATTTAGCCTCGGTCAATGCAGACTTTTTGAGTGCGGTATTTTTATTGGCAGCCGCATTCTTTCTTATCTGGTTCTTGTTCGCCTCCGCAGCGTTAATCCTACTTTGCGCATTTCGGAGATTTTGTTGCGCCTGTGCCTTTTCCGCTGCACTTTCAGCTGTCGCAAGTTTCACAGCCGCCGCCGTTTTTGCATTCGCCGCTTTATTCACCGCTGCGCGGACTTCTTTGAGTTCTCGCTGTTTATTGGTTTCAATTTGTTTAATGCGAATGTTAGTGGCAGCCGCAGCCGCAGCCGCAGCTGTAACCACCGCAGCTGCAGCTGCAGCCGCGATTTTCTTATTCTTAGATGCCTGTTCAAGTTGTTTATTCAACTCCTTCGTAGCAGAAGCAACCGCCGTTTCTGTATTATTTGTCAGGGTAGTTACTTCATTAGTTAACGCTTCTATCTTATTCCGGGCTTCACTCAATTCTTTAGTCAATCGTGTAGCTTCAGCGACAGTTCCAATCTTAGCTTGTTCCTCTAAATCCACTTCCAAGGCTTTGATACGGGTGTTAAGTTGGTTACGTTGGGTTTCTATCTCACCGATCCGCTGCTCACTCTTCTCAACTTGTAACGTCACTGCATTTAAATCAGATTGAAGTTTCTTACCCATATTCCGCTCTATATCTGCACGCTCCAATTCCCTTTTCAGTTTCTTGTCGAGTGCTTTCACCTTCGACAGTGAATTACTCATTTGCGTATCCGCCAGTTTTTTACGGAGGGTGTACTTGTTTAATGTATTCGCCGTCTTAGTTTTGAGGTTCGTGTAATTTTTCTGTAAACTCGTCACACGTTTTGAATTTATATCAGCTTTCAATTGAAACCGTTTCTTATTCTCGTACTCGCGATTTTTTGCCGCCTCTGCCCTCCTAGCTCTATTATTAGCGTTAATACGTGCACGTGACTCGTTTCGCACTTTAGTCTCTATTATTAACGCTTCGCGTCTCTTACGACGCTCTTCAATCACTTGTTTTTCCGAAGAACGTCTATCGAAATT